GATCTGACCCGGCTGCAGCGACAGGCTCTGTCCACCGGCCGTGCCGCCCTTGAGGCGGAGCATGGTCTGGCTGTTGCTGATGTGCGCGCTGTCAAGCAGGGCACGCAGTGCGCCAGTGGCCGCGCCTGACAGGCCGCCGATCATATGCGGCAGGCCGATTGGGTACGCGCCGCGCCACGGGATGAACGGGAACTCGACGAACCAGTACATCTCGTCGCGCGCTTCGTCTTCCTCGTCCCAGTTGCGATAGACTGAGAGCACCTTGCCAGTCGTCTTGTCGACGCTGACGATGTACGGCGCGTTGCCCTCGCCCTCCTCGACTTCCATCGTGACGTAGCACTCGTAGATTATGCGCAGTCCGTCCTCGTTGTAGCTGGTGGCGTCGCGCCCCTCGATCTTGTCGTTCGCCTGACCTGCCACTGACTGCTCGGGCTCCATGCCCGACGGTGCCAGATCCACGTCGCGGTACATGCCGTCACGTACGCGGTTCTCGTAGTCCAAACTGGTAATATATTGCACGTGGGTCTTGCGCTGCGCAGTGTAGAAGTTCGTCGCCGCGTAGGGCAGGAGCATGTCGTCAATGGGCACGAACAGGAACGTCGGCCGGTTGCGCGGCGTGTCCCAGCCGAGCTTCAGGTACTGCGCGCCGCCAAGCGGTAGCTGCGTCATGAGCTGCTCGAGCTCGGCGCGTACCTCTGGGCACTGCACCGTCATCTGCCAGTTGAGCAGGCTCGTCTTGCGCTTCGCCTTGTCGACCTTGTCTGCCGACATCGGACCGCTGATGGCGTCCTTGGCTGGGCCGCCTGACGGGAAGATCTCCTTCATGGCGCGCGCCGCGAAGTCGACGCATGCCTCAGTCATGACGGGGTGCACGACCTTCGACGCGCCCTCGAACTGCGCCCCGCCGGGGGCGTCATCGCCCAGCCCAGTGCGGCGCAGACCGTCCTCGTACTGCTCGTCGCGCTTCTTGCGCGCGTCCTTGTCCTTGCTGATCAGGTCGAGGAGCTGCGTCGACAGGCTGCTCATCTCGCCCTCGGGCATGTCCTCGGCGAGGTTGGCGTAGAACTCGTTCTCGGCCTTCGGTGGCGCGTCGTCGTCCATGCGCACTATCGCGCCGCCGTCCTCGGTGTCCTCGACCTCGTCGTCGTCAACGTCGGGCAGATCCACGTACTCGCCTTCTGGCATTTCGTCTTCGTCCATTGTATCGTCCTTCATTGGCTGTACGGATTTCTGTACACCTTCGGCGGCGGTCTGTCACCCTCGACGCGCTTCGGTGGCTTGGTCAGGCGCAGTAGGCCCTTGTCCATGAGGACGCGGATCGCCTGCGTGGTCTGGTCGACGTGGTCGTCGTGCTTGATGCTGCGCTCGCCGGTGAAGCTGCATAGCTGGTGTATGACTGGCTCGCACCATGATCGCGGCTTGCCGGGCTTCTTGTCGCTCTCGGGCATCCAGACGCGTCGCTGCGCGAAGACGGGCGATGCTATGTGCAATCGACTGAGCTTGTCGGCACGTCCGGGGTTGTAGGCGAAGGCCTGTATGCCCTGACGGTCGAGCATCTGGCGCAGGGATATGCCGCTGCCCTTGTCCTCGATCAGGAGCAGGTCGGGCTTGCGGCCGGACGACATAGGCTTGGCGCTGCCGAACATGGGTCGGATCATAGCCACGTCCTCGTCGTCGCCGTAGCGGACCTCGAGCTCCTTCTTGACGCGCTTCATGAGGTCGGGCAGGCCGAGGTGGTCCTCCCAGCAGTCAAGCAGAATGATGTGGCTCATCTCCTTGTGCGTGAACAGGCCCCACACGCCGCACGCCGTCGGGTCGGGGTCGCCCTTACGGTCGAGGCTCTTCTCCGTGTAGGCCGTGTCGAGTGACATGATGATGAATTCGAGCTTAGGCAGCGCCTTGTCTGCAGGCCACAGGTTGATCCAACTGCGCTGGATGATGCCGCTCTCTTCTGGATCGATCAGCTCGCCGTACAGTTCCTGACGGCCGAGCGTCGTGCCCTCGTACTGCGCGAGGTTGTCGAAGAAGGTGTCCGGCAGGTTTGCCCTATTGTCGTACGTCGAGCCGCGAATGATGATGCGGCTGTCCTTCGGCGTCGTCAGCGTGCGTATCAGTTCCTTGGGCTTGGGCGTCGTGGTCCACAGCACCTGCGGCCGAGGGCCGAGGCGCATGCCCATCATCAGCATGTCCCACGTCTCCTCGTCGTACTGCCACGCGGCCAGCTCGTCGCACCATGCGCGACAGTGCTGCGGACCGCGAAGCCGCTCGGGCTTCTCGGCAGTGAAGCCGCGTATCGTGCACACCTTACCGGCCGCGTTGTACATCTTGATGACGTTGTCTGACTTGTTGTAATCTGCAAGTAGGGCAGGCGGCAGTACGTTGAGGATGCCCGCAGGCCCCTCGAAGCAGGTGAACTTGACGTCCTGATAGGTAGGCGCGATGACGCAGCTATCGAAGCCGCTCTCGTCCTCGAAGACGGCGCGTGCCAACCATTCGGCTCCCACTCTGGTCTTGCCGAACCCTCGGCCTGCCAGCACGCCCAGCTCTGTCCAGTCCGTGCGCGGCACGAACTGATTGGCGCGCGCGGTCTTGCGCCAGCGTTGCTGCCAGTCAAGGTGCACGCGCTGCATGGGCGTGAGGCCCTCCACGGTCACGCGATTGAACAGGTCAACGATGTCGTGCTGCGGGGCCATCAGGCTTCCGCGTCAGTCTCGTCAGCGCCCGGCTGCTGCGCCACAATGCCCGATAGTAATTTGGTCAGTGCGATGTTGTCGACGTTCGCGTCGATGGCAAACGCCTTCTCGTCCTTGTTGCCGATGCTCAGTGTTGCGGCGTCGCCGTACTTCTTAGGCGCGAGCTTCGACAGGATCCACTTGCGTGCATCGATCTGCAGACGCTGCTTCGCGACGGCCGTGCTGTCGCCTGCGGCTATATCTGCGTCTGCGATTTCGAGGATCTCGTCGGCCTTGTGCTCGAGGCCAGCCGACCGAGCTTCCGCGTATTGCATGCGAAAAGCTGCATGTTCCTCACTGCCCACCCAGCGCAGCACAGTCATCAAGTGCGGCATGCCAGCGTCACGACAGATCGAGCGCAGGCTCTCGCCCTCGCTCAAGCGCTCGCATATGACGGCGCACAACTCTTCTGAATACAGAGACGGACGGCCGAGAGGCTTCTTCACTTTAGGCACTGTGCTCATCCGTCTGCATGCTCCGCTCAAATTGGCAGTACTACCAGTTGTGCGCGCAACATACGCACCTCGAGATCCGCTGGCAAGGGGTGCCGTCACTTTTACATCACGAGGGGGTCAACTTTTCCTACACCGCAACGCAACGCGCAACGCGTGCAACATGCAACGCGAGAGGGCCTAGAACGTAGTTCTAGAGGCCTCCTCGGCGTTGCAGGTGGCGTTGCAGATGCAACACGAACTAAATGGTGCACCGTGTTGCACCGCGTTGCACGCCCCAAGACCCCAGCATTTCTGCGGGACTGGTAATAAACTACTCGTGTTGCATCGCGTTGCACTACCCTCAAATCTGCAACACGAGTAAAAAAATACACGTGTTGCAAAAATAGTTGTTGACCTACCCTCAAACCCGCAGTATGAGGGTGCATCAGCAACGAAGACACGGAGTAAAAATCATGGCACTTTTAAAGCTCAACGGCAAATTGCACTTCATCAACGTACGCGACATCGAACTCGCCGAGGTAGGCGCAGGTCGCTTTGAAGTCACTTATGACAACGACCGCACCTTCTGCGTTTCCGGCGGCACCAAGGCTGGCGGTTCACGTCGCGACTGGTTCGTAAAGCACGAACTGTTCTACGGCGACAAGTGGTTGCCAGCCAACTCGCTGATTGAAGCAATCAAGCTCGGCGCTCAATACTAACCCAACCGGGGGTTTCGGCCCCCACCCTTATCAGCAACAGGAGTACATCATCATGAGCATCATCATCAACCTTCCAAGGGGTAAGCAGTCCTTACCCTGCGGCACCACCGTCCTGATCACCAGCGCCCCGCGCAAGGTGGTCAAGGGATACTTAGACCGCAACGGCTACCGCTGGGACGCCGACTGGGAGCTGTGGTTTAACGACAAGGACGAAGAGCTGCGCTGGGGCGCTACGCTTTACGGCCACTACCTCTACGTAGCCTAATCAACAGGAGCACACGACATGAACTACAACATCTGCGTCAAAGAGACATTCACCCACACCTACGGCCACGGCGGCAGCGTCACCGTGCCAGCCGGTGCCCGCACGACCAGCGCCAGCGCACACGGAGGCGACTTCCGCTGGGTCGACCCGACCGTCTTCTACCCCAACACCATCGAGCGCCACGACGCCGAGCACTACGGCATCCGCGTCTACCCCGACAACCAGACGGAAGGGGACGTGGCGTGAGCATCGCACACATCGGCAGCACGACGTTCTTCCTCGTCGCCCTCGCCATCGCAGTCATAG